ACTTCATCGAAGCCGGGAAGCATTCCGACATGATGAGCCCCACTCTGATCGAAGGGACTGAGGTTTGGGGAGGGGAAATGATCCTGACTTTCGATCCGGAGAAGATGATTGATACTGTTTACAACTTTGGGTATTGGAACAAGCTGGGAGGGATGATGCCGGACCTGACTGATAATTGGATCCCGGGAAAACATCAATCTGCACGAGCAGCGTGGCGTATTGATCCGCCGGTGACGGATAGTGTGTACTTGGGGTACATAGTGTACACGTATGGGCTTGAAATGCCAGAGAGAGGCTATTTGCTAACATCGAAAGGAGAGCGCATTGCGGTCCCGGTGGGAGCGCCTTTCCACGTGTTCGTTTCCAAGTCAAAGGAATGGTGGGGCATTACGGCCTATTATGGAGGAAAGGAAGCATACAAGAAAGCGGTTGACCCTCTGTTGAAGCGGGAGCGGTTCCTGGTGGTGATGGATCCGTGGTATGGCGGGGAGCCTCCCGCACCAACCAACATCGACATTACGCTGAAAATTAAAGACACAACCTGGTTATACTAAACTGCTATGAAGTTATTTTGGGCCATATTAAAGTATTTTGGAATTGCGGCGGGGAGCCTCGCCACGTTGTACGGGGTGTTCTGTTTCTTCGATGGGATGAAGGATGATATTGTGGATATCAAAGAAACCCAATTTGAATACCAGGCAACGGCGGACACCATTTTGTTTATGGCCCGGACGTATGATGAGCGGATCCTGGAGAACAAAGCCCGGGCGGAGCATAATTCACAACAAGTGGGAGTTCTCCGGGAGAGTTACATGGAGTATTTGAAGAATGACGATCAATTAACAAAGGAAGAGTTTGTGAATTACATGGATCCCTTCCTTGATTATATAAAAAAAAATTCAAATCCGACAGTACAGAGCAGTCAGACTCTCTCCGGGGAGAAAGGCTCAAACAGTATTATCGAACATACAGAGGAGAAGTGGAATTCATACCAATAGATACTCTTAATTGATACAGCCATGGAAAGCAAAAAAGAACCGTTGAAGAAAAAAACGAAATCTCAGATTGAAAGAGATATTCCAATCATCAAACCTGAGGATTGTCCCGGGGCGGTGATCAGATATTTTAACAAGGTCCGTGATGCGGACTACCTCGTGATCAGGGAGATCATGCAGGAGGAGCTTGCGCCGGTGAAACGGTTTATGCAAATAGCGGCATCGAATCAAATTTGGTTGGTGGGGCTTTCCGTTGCGATGGCTATTATTGGAATTGTATTATGGGCACACATAGCATAGCGAAGATATGAAACTGACTTGGCAACAAATAAAGGACTATGTCTACATCATCACGATTATCTTGATGGTGGTTTTCTATTTCCGGGATGAGGCCAAAGAGAAGGCCACCATGGAAGTTACTCTCAAGGAGGTCAGAGATGACGTCAGTGAAATTAAATCAGCACAAAATACTAAATTCAGAACATATGATCAATACTGGATTAAAAATACTGAAAACATCACTCGTATTGTTACTGTTCTTGAGCTTGACTCTGATTAGTCAGGATCCTCCCAAGAAACAGGAACCACGAGACACGACACGGACCGTATCAGTGCGGCCAGCAGATACTTTGTACATTCAGCAAATGGAGCTGAATATGAAATTGGATAGTTTGATACTTGAGAAGAAGAAACGATGAAATACACGTGGCTGATAGACGCAGGGCATGGCGGATTTGTGGATGGTGAGTATGTCACCGCTCCGAAGAAAATGTATGAACACTCCCCTGAGGAGATATTCTATGAGGGAGTGTTCAACCGCCAAATCAAGGATGCTCTATTAAAGGAGCTTTGGCGGAATGATATTGCGGCCATAGATACCTGTGCCACGGAGTTAGACCTGCCATTGTCGGTTCGGGTTAAAATTATTAATTCAATTTATGAGAAGTATAAAAACGCAGTACTCATCAGCCTTCATTCTAATGCAGGAGGGGGAAGAGGTTTTGAAGTATGGACGGCACATGGTCAAACTCGGTCAGATCCATTTGCCGAACTCTTGTACAATAAATTTGATAGCAATTTCCAGGGAGTACCCATGAGAAAGGATACCAGCGATGGGGATCATGATAAAGAGGCTGATTTTTATATGCTAAAATATACCCATTGTCCAGCAGTACTTCCTGAGTGTTTGTTCTATGATAATTATGGAGATTACAAAATGTTGATTGATCCTGACTTCCGTATCCGCTATGTGAATACTCTTTTGGAGTTTATTCAAACGGCGGAGAATGAAAATATATAAGTAATGTTTAATCAAAATAGAGAAATTATGAAAAAGTTTTTTGTATTATTTATTGGATTGCTGTTCCTCTTTGTAGGAGCATTGTTTGCGCAAGTTACTGAAGTGCCGGTGATTCCTGATGTGAGTTATCTGATTGATAATTTCGGGCTTCTGATGGCTACCTTTGCTGGCATTGCCGCAATCGCTTCCTTTGTAGGTGAGTTTTTTATTCGACTCATCAAATCAACAAAGGATATTGTGAAGATCATTATTGTATTTGTCCTGGCCATTGGCTTATCCTTTTTAGCAAAGGTCCTTAATATGGGAGATTATGCTAATATGATATGGTGGCAAATATGTATATGGGGCCTATTATCCGGAGCCACGTCAGCGGGTGTGCGAGGAACCAATCTGTTGTTCCTGAAATCTGTTGTTGAATTCCTCATTGGGCTCATTTTACAGAAAGAACCAAAAGAATAAGTTTTAGGTTAGGGGGAGGGGCCTGGTCGGCTGGAGGTCCGGAATATACTGGGCCCCTTTTTAAAAACTAGAAATCATGGAAGAAGATGTTGTAAAGATATTGTTAAACGGGATTCCACTAAATACGTTCATCGCTTTTTATATAGCAGGACTAGTGGGGACGTTTATCTCATTCGGGATAAATGTGGGACAGGCTGTTAAAAAGAGCACAACAACTCCAAATACCTTTAAGTGGGTGAATGTAAAATTCAAATTGATTCGTTGGGTGACTTCCCTTCTGTTATTGGCGGTTGGCATTGTTTTTAATAAGGAGATACTGGGAGCGGGTCTTGAATCAGCATCTCCCATTGAATTGACTCTTTGGGCTTCTCTTCTTGTGGGGATGGGCACTGATCAATTAGGAAAGAAGTTGTCAGGATTAAAAAAATAGATCATGAAACGTACAAAACCCAAAGTCAAAGCGCTCGAAAACTATTCCAAGGTGGAGCTCATGACATTCGCCACAACACTAACCAACCGGGCTTCCCTGGCAGCTCGTTTGGGCGCTCAATACGGCGGTGACCGGAATGTCTATCAGGCATTGGGTTATCCCACCACCATTGAATACGGTGATTATGAAGCCCGGTACAGTCGTCAAGATATTGCCCGGGCGGTCATTGACCGTCCTATACAATACACGTGGAAGGGACCATTGGTAATATCAGAGGCCGGGGATGACGAGGAAACGGCATTGGAGAAGGAATGGGTGAAGCTTGCTAAGAAACTCAAGCTCAAGAGCAAGTTCATACGAGTGGACAAGCTCTCCGCCATCGGTCAATACGGGGTGCTGCTCCTGGGCTTCAACGACACAAAGCGGAGGGAGGATTGGGCCACCCCGGCGAAAGGATCCAAGCGCCAACTCAATTACATCAAGCCGCTCGGAGAAGGACACGCCCAAATATCCTCATACGTCAGCAATCCGGCTGACCCCAGATTTGGTCTGGTGGAAACGTATGATATCACCATCACCAACCCGGGAGGCCAGAGCACAGACACTTTCACGTGTCATTGGAGCCGGGTGCTGCATATCACGGGAGAGCTTTTGGAGAGTGAAGTGGAGGGAGCGCCGGTGATGGAGGCTGTTTGGAACCGGTTGATGGACCTGGAGAAGATTGTGGGAGGCTCCGCTGAGATGTTCTGGCGTGGAGCACGTCCCGGGTACCAAGCCATCACGGATCCGGAGTACAATATTGGAGCGACACTGGAGGCTGATTTACAGGATCAGATTGATGAGTATGAAAACAACCTCCGGAGAATGATTGTGAATCAGGGAGTTGAATTCAAGGCTCTACAATCCCAGGTCAGCAGTCCCTCGGAACACGTGGACGTTCAAATACAGATGATCTCCGCTGAGACAGGCATCCCCAAGAGGATTCTCACCGGGTCCGAAAGAGGAGAACTGGCCAGCTCACAGGATGAGTCCAGCTGGTTCGGAGTAATACAAACCCGCCGGGAAGAACACGCTGAGGAAAACATTATCAGACCATTCGTGGATCTGTGTATTGAATACGGGATCCTGCCGAAGCCTACCACTGAAGAATATCAAGTACAGTGGCTGGATCTCTTCGCACCGTCTGATAAAGATAAAGCGGAAGTGGGCAAGATTCGGGCTGATGCTCTCAAGGCATATGCGGCTGAACCTATGGCCCAGATGATTATGCCACCTGAGGCATTCTTTGAATTGTTCCTTGGGTTGAGTGAAGATCAGCGGGAGAAGGTTATGGAAATGTTTGATGCGGCTGTCCTTGAGGAGGAAAAACGGATTCAGGAAGAGGAGAAGATGATGAAGGAGGAAGGATTAGGTGGAGAGGATGATATTGAAAAGAAACCTGAAGAAGAGGAAGAGGAGAAGCCGGTGAAAAAACCAGTCCGAAGAAAGGAACCAACAACATAATGAATACAACTGCTACATATACGCTGATTCAGGTCAATCAATATGACCCCACTCGCACTCTGACTCTTCGGAATGCGTGGGTGAGGGCTATGGATAAGCGGTTCAATGATTTGATTCGGGTGATCCGGAAGGCCATCGTGGAGGATGATTGTTTTGGACTTCTCCCGGAAACATATGCTGCTTTGACTTCTCCCGGGCATAATGCATTTGATTTTGCTCGAACAGGAGACAAGCTGGATGCTTTTATGAAGTGGTTGATGGGTGAGGTTGATAAAGGCATTTTGGAAATAGCTTCCCATCAGCGCATCGGATCTTCGGTGGAACCGGCGTGGACAAATATGTACGTGCAGGACAGTTACAAACGAGGCGTGATGAGGGCCAGGACCGAAATGAAGAAGGCCGGATACAAGGTCACTCCCGTTTCGGACGTGTTTGGAGGCATCGATGCTATCTTGGGGACCGGATTTCATATTGATCGGATTGGATTGCTTTACACCCGGGTGTTTTCCGATTTGAAAGGAATTACAAGTGCGATGGATACTCAGATCAGTAGGGTATTGGGGCAGGGATTGATTGATGGGGATCATCCCCGGATCCTCGCCAAGAAGATCATCGCCGCCATAGATGGATCCGGGGCCGGTGAGCTGGGGATAAAGGACACCTTGGGGAGATGGATTCCAGCCAAGCGCAGAGCCGCAATGTTGGCTCGCACAGAAGTGGTTCGGGCACATCACGCCGCTAATATTCAGGAGTACATGAATTGGGGAGTTCGGGGAGTGAGCGTGGTTGCTGAGTTTGTTACAGCGGGAGATGACCGTGTATGCGATGAGTGCGCAGGGTATCATGGAAACCGATATACTTTGAAAGAAGCTGAATTTTTAATTCCGGTACACCCGAATTGTCGTTGTATTGTAATACCGGTTGAAGCTCCCACGGCGGAAGAGTGGGAAGAAGCCGCTGAAATTTTAGGAGATATACTATAAAAACGGATATCATGGAAGCAGTAATGACTCAACAATTTAATACGCTGCAACAAGCAGCAAACAGCTACACCATCCGGGAGGAAACGATGGATGGGAGAAAACATTTGGTTGTCCCTGTGGTGATGATGGTGGAAGGAGTTCATTGCGGAAGCAAAGGACCAATTCTGCATAGAGGATCTGAGTTGGCCAAGTGGACCGAAGCATGGGACGGGATCCCTGTAACCATCAGCCACCCAAAAGCGGAGGGAACCAATGTCTCAGCTAATTCACCGGAAGTTCTTGATGCAGCTTCAGTAGGTCGAATTTTTAACACCTATTATGAAGATGGATTGAAAGCGGAAGCGTGGATTGACTATGAGAAAATCAAGGCTAAATCAACGGATGCTCTGGCGGCTATTGAAGCACAGGAGCATTTGGAGGTTAGTGTTGGTGTTTTTAATGACTCTGAAGATGCTCAGGAAGGTGCTGAGTGGAACGGAGAAACCTACAATTCCATAGCATACAATTACAGGCCTGACCATTTAGCTCTCTTGCCCGGAGATCGTGGTGCGTGCTCGTGGGAGGATGGCTGTGGGATTCGTGTAAATCAGAAAGGAGGCGAAGAAGTGAAGGACAAATTCCAGATCTTCCAAGAACTTAGCCAGCAGGGCTATGTGGTATCTCTCCTCAACAATGAGGTGGGATACAGAGAAATTCAAGAAGCACTCTCCGCTAAATTACGTGATCTGAACTCAGATGGGGTGTATCATTACGTTGAAGATGTTTTTGATACATACATCGTGTACAGTAAGTGGATCGATGGCGGCGGGGACACCCTCTACAAGCAAGGTTACACCATGGACGACAATGAGAACATTGCGTTTGACGGAGTGGCTGTTGAAGTGAAGAAAAAAGTGGAGTATGTCACAAACAAAATGAGGCGTGCAACACCAGTTAATAACAATCAAAATGAAGGAGGTAAAATGAGTGAAAATTCAAAATCTCCTTGTTGCTTAGCGAAGATTGAGCAGCTCATTACCAATGAGCATACCTTCTTCACTGAGGAGGACAAGGAGTGGTTGCTGGCCCAAGAGGAAAGCACCCTGGATAAAATGTTCCCAATGGAACCGGTGAAGAAGGTCGTAAGGGCCACCCCACAGGTTAATAAGGAGGATGTCATTGAGGAGTTCAAAGGCTCTCTGAAGTCCATTGAGGACTACACCGCAATCATGCCCGAAGAAATGAGGGTGCCGGTTGAGGGTGGCGTGAAGCTCTATAATGAGCACCGGGAAGCTCTCGTGAAGAGCATATTGGACAACACCGCTGAGGGAACCTGGGAAGAGGGTGACTTGAATGCGATGAATGACCAGACCCTGGAAAAGATCTCTAAGTCAATTAAACAACCAGCAGATTATTCCGGCCAAGCAGCCGGGGGTGGCAGGACCGCTTCCGGGGAGCAGGTGGAGATCCCGGTGGAGTATGCTGAAAGAAAGGAGGTACAATAATGGCTTACAATAGCATTATCGTAAAAAGTTATACCAAAATACAGGAGGAGTACACCGCAACAGCGGTTGCGATCACTCCCGGTATGCTTTTGGAATTGACAAGCGCTGGATTAGTCCAGGCGCACAGCGGTGCCGCCGCTGATGTACTGCCCATGTTTGCTCTGGAGGATGAACTCCAGGGAAGGGGTATTGCTACCAATTATGGAGTTTCAACTAAGGTCCAAGTTTGGATCCCACGCCGGGGAGACATCGTGTATGCCCTCCTGGCTGATGGTCAAACCACCGGGATCGGTAGTTTCCTTGAGTCCAACGGCGCTGGTGCACTGAATGTGTACGCTGCCGATGAACCTTCAGATCAACAATACCCTGCAAACATCGTGGGACAGGCTTTGGAGGCCGTTGACCTGAGTGATTCCGCTAATTTAACCGCACTGGGCCGGATCTTGGTCCGCATACTGTAGAAAGGAGGACAAAAAATGAGTGTTGATTTATTATTCAATGGGCAGGGACAAGGTTCTGTCGCCCAAGAAGTCCTCGCAAACGGAGGCAGGTTGAATGTCGGTACCATGAAACCCTTTATTGGGAAAGATGGCCGGAATTACATCCAGGTTTTCAATGGGGGTGACCCCAAAAACCCGGCGAACTACCAAGTGAGCCTCACCAACAATACCGCTGTCCTGAGAAGGGATGAGTGGAAGATGTTGGATGAGACCGTTTTGAAAGTTTCAGAGAATAGACTGAGCGGTGTTCAGGATTTGGTTGCTGCGGGTTTGACTTTCAATATCGGAAATGGAATGGGATCCACTGTTTTGGAATGGCATGACGTGAGTGATGCTCTGACAGCAGAGGCTACCATGGACGGGGTGACCCGTGCCAAGAATGACCGGGTTGTGTACCAGAC